GGAAGGACAGAGCGCCGGGGATCGGTATTATGGGCGTAAATTAATCAGAAATACCACCGGGGAGCCGGGCGGATTCGGGATGATGGATTTCATCCCCGGTGTTGACATTCCACTCGCTTATGCAGACGCAAGGCGCGCAATTGAGCAGGGACATTACGGAGAGGCTGCGCTTATTGGCGGCGGTACACTCGCTGGAAATCTTTTTCCATTTGCGAAGCCGGCCATTAAGGGTTTAAGAAGATCCGGGCTAGATGATGTACTTCCCAGGGCCGACGTATCTACTAAACCAATTAAACCAATAACTGACCCCATTGTTACAAAGACCGGACGCTGGGTGGGTACTTCAGAAAATGTTAACTCCGAGCAGACTCTGGAAGGGTTAAGAGGGAGACTCCAACAATCTTTAGAGCGCGGTATGCCAGGAAGGGATTGGTACACCCAAAGCTCTGACTATAGCGACTTTTTAACAGGGGGCAGGCAAGGTTATCGAGATGCTTTTACAGGGGCTTTGGCCATTGGCTCCCAGAACACTAGAGTAGTAGGAAATCGATTGTTTGGTGTGCGTGGTTATAACCAGGCAATGACAGGACAGCCTATTCAAAGTGGTCAGTTTCCCGGAGCATTTGGTGGTAAATATAACGAACTTTTATCGGGCCAACCGACAGAGCTTGGGCCAAAAGTTGGGGTATTTTATGAGTCATTAAACGTCCGTCCAGGACAGGTCATTGAGCGGTCAACCAATGATGTGTGGATGGGTCATGCTTTTGAATTTAAACCTAAATACGAATACAAAATCGTAGATGGCAAGCGTAAGCGGGTGCAAGTAAGTCGAAGTTTTACTGATGCCCAACACGCCTGGATGGATAGTGAGATAAACAAATTAACCAAATGGGCAAACGAAACGAAGCTCGGCGGTCATAACAATTGGACAAATGAGAAAGTACAGGCATCAATCTGGACTGACACGAAAGCCCGAACCGAAGGCTTGACTATTGCGGAAGCTGCCGAGGATTTTGGTCGTGGCTACGATGATCTAACGGTAAATCTGAATATTGAGTCCATGCCTGGTCGAGGAACTGATCACCTGGCTGGGCTTGCTGATGAAGCGGGAGCGCCTGAAGCATTACAAAGTATGCAGCGGCAAATATTAACAGACCCTCAGACAGGCCAGGATATTTTTTCTCTTTCGACAGGAGCGTTAACACCAGAAACTTATGGGGGCGGCTTTGGGTATTATGCTGGTAGGTCGAACCCAACTGACGTTGCCCCAATTTTGGGAGCACCAGCGAGAGGGGCCAGGGTTATCGAACCCGGTTCGCGGGCACAGGCAGAGGCAGTTTCTGCAGCGCATGGCTTGATAAGAGGTCAAGAATCAGTCGGCTATAACTTTATACGTCCCGGCGGCTCTTTAATGGAACGGAATGCCGGCCAGGTGAATATCGGAGTTGCACCAAGCCAAGAACAAATGCTCTCGGTTGGCCGAAGATTAGATGGTGAATTCGGCGGGTCAATTGTCCCGGTTAATAATCCAGATGGCGTTTCATTCCTGGTAGTTGGCGATCTTACCGATTGGATGAGGAAAACTAAGCCAGATGTCGCTGAACTTTTTGACCTCATCAAGGTCGATGACTTGGCGAAAGAACTTAATATCTCTGTAGATGCCGCGGCTGAGCTTAAAAAGTTAGCGATGCAGGGAGGTAAAGAATTAGAGGTTCAGCAGATCCTGGGGTCCATTTCTAAAAGCTCACTCCATACCAGAGGACCGGCATCTCAATCTTTGAAAAATGTTGCAGACCGGACCTCGAGAGCTTGGCAGAATCGGCTAGATGATATTAGTCTGGAAGAATTCAATGTATCGCCAGAGTGGGGTGTAAATTCCGGTGATATTGTTGGGGATTGGAACACCTATAAACCTAGTGCGTATCTACCAGCCCTTGAACAAATTAAACACGCTGATCAACTGAGCAGACAGCTACAGATAGCTGCACCGTCGCTGGATCAGGTGGACGAGGCATTAAGAACGGACTTCCCCAACGTAGGGGAGCGCGGGGCGATTATCACTCGGGTTCGTGAGGCTCTTGCGAAGGGGGGAGTACCAGAGGTTCGCCGGTTAGTTGAGCTTGGTATTCTGCCTGCAATAGTTCTTTCCGTTTTCGGTGGAACTCGGCTACTACCGGAGCAATCCGCTTTTGGCAACGGCGAGATCTAAGACTGTAATCTACATTGTTTTTCACTTGTACTTCTCCCTTTAGCTCTAACGTGGCAAGTAGGAATAAATCACGAATGGTGAATTCTACAGGGGAATCCGAAACAAGGGAAGGCCAGGCACTCAGGGAGATGGTGGTTGTGTCCCAGGCGAAGCTCACAGGTGGTTGGGTGACATTCCCAATTAACGCCATATGCCGTTGTGGTTACGACTTCACCGATGATCCAACGTCACTCAAAGAGATCAAGTCTGGTTGCCCGTTATGCCACGCAAGTTACTGCGAGTGAAGATGACCACACTCCGAATCATCCTGGCGGCAGCACTGGGCGCGGTCATCACCGCGATTGTGTTCTTGTCGCTCCCAGCAACCCAGGAACAGGAGCAGGAGACGTTGCGTCTTCTTGCGCTTCTTGCGTCGAGAGAGCAGGAGACGATTACGGCAGAGCCAGTGCCACAGATCACACTGAATGTGGACGGTGTGGAGTGTTGGTTTGCTAATTACCCAGAACTTACGTACCGGGTCGCCGACCAGGCGGTGGACGTGATGATCACTTGTCGCCCAGACATAATAGATCATTATCTCCCGGCCATTGAGAGGACGCAGTGAAGAGAGGAGCGTGGAGAGGCGTGGGGTGTGGTGGAGAACCAGATTAACTGGACTTGTAGCCGCAAGCCTCTGCACGCCAACGTTCGCTCAACTTAACTCAGTCCCGCCGTGGGACTACTCACAACTCGACCGTCTAAGTGTCCAGGCACAGGCACTCATAGAGAGAGAACAACCCAGTGCCGGCTACGCGCTCTACGAAGAGATCCTATTCCTCATCAGGGTGGAGAAGGGCCTGTACTCGACAGACCAGGTCCCGTACTTGCTGGAGCACATGCAGTGGAGCAAAAGGATAGGGGACTGGGACCAGGCCATGGACACCGGCAACAGGCTCAGGTGGCTCCTGGGCAGGAACGAGAACCAGATCGATAACTATCGCCGGCTACTGCTTGTACACATCCACATCCCAGAAGACATGACCTGCATTGAGAGACACTCTGACAGTGGGAGATTCATCAAGAGCGCAAGCAGGTGCGAAGCATTCCGATACTTCATGGCCGACACCTATATTTCGGCAACAGAGATACAACAGAAGGTCGCGACACAATCAAACAACACAGAGGACTGGGAAGCACTTGAGAACCTGGCAGGCCTAACAGCAGAGATGGTGTTCTGGGTAGACGGTCCTCCAGTGATATTGGAGATCCGAGGCAATGAGTTCTACAGAACCGCTAACCCAGAGATCAGACAACGCTACCAGCCGGCAACATGGTTACGATTAGCCAAAACTGTAGAAGGGAAGAAGTAACCCCAGACACTAGACCCTAGACACAGGATGAGATGAAACAGATATGGCCAAGTCTAAGAACTGGATAGGCAAAGCAGTAAAGAAACCCGGAGCACTGCGAAAGACCCTCGGCATTAAGAAGGGAGCCACGATCCCCGCCAAGCTACTCAAGAAAGCAGCAAGCGGTAAGCTCGGGAAGAAGACAGCACAACGTGCCAGGCTGGCTCAGACGTTCAAGAAGATGAGGGGCAGAGGAAGAGGGTGATGCCACAAAGCAGCGAGGGAGCAGCGAGGGAGCAACCGTGGAATGCGAATTCTGTGGATACGAATTTGACGCAATCTGTGGTCGGTACGGTTGCCCGAACTGCCTCGGCGGGGAAGTTGTAGCCCAACAGGGAAACCAAGGAAAGAGAGTAACGGACGCCGCCGGCCGGCTTGTGCGCGCGCGCGATTGTGCGGCCAAACCAGTTCAGTTTCAAGAAAAACCAGTTCAGGCAAGCCACTACATGTAGTGTGTTGGGGTCAGAATTAGGCGGAAAGTGGGCCCAAATATGCTAAGTCATTGATATCTAACGATTCACTATTTCCGGTAATTATCATTACCGGCAATAAGGATTCAAGTTCTAAGGGGGATCCCGATCGATCGGCCAGGCGCCGGCAATAGGCCCAACACCAGGCCAGGGTCCGGCCAGGCGCAGTGCCTGCAGGGTGTGAGGCTGTTTTTGGCCCCCCACCAGAATCCTGGGGCGGGGTAGATGCATATATACCCCCACACTGTAACTGAGCCCACTTTGGAAAAATTATGATTCTGCCGTCAGAGTTACGGACCTGCTCTGAGTTGTCGGAGTATGCGTATTCGAGGCCTATGAGTGCGGGCGGTTACAGTTCCTGGTTCTCGAGCACTAAGTTTTACCTTGATGAGTTTGCTGGATTTTATTGTTTAAGTTTTCGTGGCACTCGGGAGCCTATTGATTACTTAATTGACGGGCTGGCGATTCCGGTGCGTTATTTGGGGTCGTGGGTCCATGGTGGGTTTGCTTTCGCGCACAAGAGTGTGAAGAAAAAAATCCTAAAAATATTTGATGGGTTGAATGACAAGCCATTGATTCTGACGGGTCATAGTTTGGGTGCGGCCCAGGCTGAATTGACGCACTTACTTGCGAAGAGGTGTGGGATTGAGTCGCGGTTGATTTGTTTTGGTAAGCCGAGGGTGTTTCTGCGGCCGTTGCGGGGTCGATTTGCGAAGGACAGTGTATTTAGTGTTGTGAGTGGGTCTGACGTTGTCACCAGGTTGCCGCGGTATGCGTACACATTTGGTTGTGAGCACCAGAACTTGTTGTACCTGGCGAATGATGGTGATTCTTACTTAAATCCGTTGGTGTCGTTTATGGGTGATGACTTCTCCCTGGCCTCGGGTTTTTCTGATCACTCAATGGATTCTTACCTCCAACGTCTAAAGGGACTTGTCTAGGACAGGGTATATGGAAAAAATATTTTTATTACTTTTCTGCATTATTGCATTGAATGGCTGCGCTCAGATTGAAGCCCTAGCGGTTAGCGAGGGTGACAACGCGTTCGCCTGTCTAAAGGGTCAGTCCTCTGCCACGGCAGGGGTATTCGGTGGGTCTGTGAGTGGCATTACGGTAGAGGTCCCAGGAACTGTGGATACGTCCGGGTGGTCGGTCGAGGACTGGATTGCTCTGGCCGAGGTGTGTGACTGATGCCTGGTAACCCCCGCAAACAGGTCCGGTTAGAAAAAGAATCGGCGATGCTTTCTGACCCTGACTTCTGGGAAAAAATATTTAAGGTGATTTCGGCGGGTGAGCCGACCAAGTCGGTGGCGCGTCACTACTCGATGCCCTTGAATAAGATGCTCAGCTATATAAAGCAGGACCAGGCCTTGAGTGGTCGTTATGAGGACGCACGCAGTGCCAGGGCAATGTTTCACGCGGAACGTATTGAGAAGATCGCTAACGACGTCGAGACGGGCGATTTAGATGCGAACGCTGCCAGGGTCTCACTGGATGCGCGGAAGTTCCTGGCCTCCAGACTGGACCCTCATATCTGGGGTGACAAGCAACGCATTGACATCACCACTAATGACGTCACCAAGCTACACCTTGAGGCTATTCGTGAGCTGGGGATGAGCGAGAATGTTATAGAGCACGTAGATCACGACGAAGAGGTCCGTCTGAGTGACTAATAATCCGTTCCTGGATTTTTTGAGAAAGTACAAGAACAACCCTTCATTATTCGTCCAGCAGGTCTTAGGTGTGACGCCTGATCCCTGGCAAGCAGAGCTCTTAGGGGCGGTTAAGGACAAGAAAAGAAAGATCAGTGTGAGGTCAGGCCACGGCACCGGGAAGTCCACTGTGGCGAGTTGGGTGATCATCTGGTACTTCCTGACGAAGCACCCTTGCAAGGTCATTCTAACGGCGCCTACATCTTCGCAGTTGTTTGATGCGCTTTTTTCCGAAGTGAAAAGCTGGATTAAGAAACTACCCATGGCGCTGCAGGATCTCTTAGAGGTCACGAGCGACAGAGTGGTTTTATTAAGTGCTCCTCACGATGCTTTTGTCAGTTGCAGGACTGCCCGCGCAGAGACCCCAGAGGCAATGGCGGGTGTTCACTCGGACAATGTCTTGTTGGTCGTAGATGAGGCATCGGGGATTCCAGAGAAGGTCTTTGAGGCTGCGGCTGGATCCATGAGCGGCAAGAGTGCCTCGACCTTGATGCTGGGAAACCCTGTTAGGAATTCAGGTACATTTTTCGAGTCTCACCACAGACTGAGGAATGACTGGCACACGATGCACATTTCGTGTCTTGACTCGCCCAGGGTCTCGAAGGAATTCATCCGGGAGATGGCGGCGAGGTACGGGGAGGACTCGAGCGCGTACTTTGTCCGCGTATTGGGTGAATTTCCCAAGATCGATGACGACACTGTAATTTCTATGGGACTGGTTGAGGATGCCCAGGTACGGGATATCCGCATGAGCGATGTCACTCCCAGGGTATGGGGATTGGATGTGGCGCGGTTCGGTGCCGACTCGAGCGTCCTGGCAGAGAGGCAGGGCACTGTCATTACACAGATTCAGTCCTGGAAGGGCAAGGACTTGATGGAGTTGACCGGCCTGGTCCACTCAAAATTCACAGAATTGCTGCCGTCTGAGCAACCAATAGAGATCCTGGTGGATTCGATTGGGTTGGGCGCCGGGGTCGTTGACCGGCTCAAGGAATTGGGTCTTCCGGTCAGAGGGATTAACGTCTCAGAGTCTCCATCGATGCGTGGGCAATACGTAAATTTACGGGCGGAGCTCTGGTTCCGAATGAAGGAATGGCTCGAAGCTCGAGACTGCAAGATCCCGAAGGACGAGATTTTATTTGCCGAGCTTGTGTCCCCCAGGTACGCATTCTCATCGACGGGTAAGTTGAAGATTGAGTCCAAAGACGACATGAGAAAACGTGGGCTACCGAGCCCAGACAGGGCTGACGCTGTGATTCTGACCCTGGCATCTGAACCGACCATTGCGATGTTCGGCCGGAGATACACATCAAAACAGCGAATTACCCGAAACATTCCGTCAATCGTTTAAAAATCGTTTAAAGGAATTAGAGAAAATATATGGCTTATTCCGCAACCAACTCTGACCTGAGCGAAATTCAGGAAGAGATGAACATCGATAATGACGGGATGACCCTGGACGAGCTCCAGTCGTTCGTGGGGGCCCAGATCCGGGATTCAATCCATTACATCAACGACTCCATTTCGAGCAACCGCGAGAAAGCGACTGCGTATTACCGCGGGAAAAAATTTGGGAATGAGGAGGACGGCCGGTCTACTGTTGTAGACATGACCGTTAGGGACACCGTTGGGAAGATCATGCCGGTTTTGTTGCGGGTATTTTTCTCGAGTGAAAAAGTTTGCGAGTTCACGCCACAGACGGGGGCGGACATGCCATTCGCCGAGATGGCGACAGACTACGTCAACTACGTCTTAACAAAGGACAACAACTTATTCCAAGAACTTCAATCGACCTGGCAAGACGCACTTGTGAGAAAGGTTGGAATTATTAAGTTTTGGTGGGAGGAGAACGGAGACAATGAATCCTATGAGATGACGGGTATTGACGACGACGCCCTGGCCTCCCTCAACTCAGACCCCGAGCTCGAAGTGGAAATCCTCGCCGAGGAAGAAGGCGTTATCCCAACGTACTCAGTGAGAGTGAAGTACTCGGAAAAGACTGGCCGGGTGAAGGTCAAGAGCCTGCCCTGTGAGGAATTTTTAATCGACCGGAGGGCGACCTCTGTCGAGGACGCGATGTTCACTGCACACCGCAGAACCGCGACAGTCTCTGAATTGATTTCCCTGGGTTATGACCGGGACCTGGTCGAGAGTAAGTCAAGCAGCGTCGATGAGCTCAGCCAGAACTCAGAGAGAAGGAATCGGAACCCTGCCGCGCAGAATTACGGGTTTGTCACAGAAGAATCACAGAAATTTGTCGAATATGTTGAGTGTTATATCAAGGTGGACTGGGACAATGACGGCATAGCGGAGCTCAGAAAAGTGTGTTGCATGGGGAACGACTACGAAGTTGTTAATCATGAGCCCTGGTCACGGCCCCCATTTGCGACATTTTGTCCCTCTCCCGAGAGTCACGTTTTCTTTGGGCAGAGCGTTTATGACTTAGTGGGTGACATCCAGTTAATCAAATCGAATATTTTGCGGAACATGCTCGACAGTTTGTCTCTATCGATCAATCCCCGGGTGGCTATCGTTGAGGGCCAGGTCAACATTGATGACGTGGTCAACACTGAGATAGGGGCGGTGATAAGGCAAACCCAGCCAGGTGCTGTGACACCTTTTATGATGCCATTTGTGGGGAAAGAAGCATTCCCGATGCTTTCCTACATGGATCAGATGAAGGAATCCAGGACTGGCATATCGAAGGCCTCCCAGGGTCTCGATGCGGACGCCCTGCAGTCATCCACGGCAGTAGCCGTTAACGCGACCCTGCAGGGAGCCCAGGCACAGATAGAGATGATTGCCCGGATATTCGCCGAGACCGGCATGAGGGATCTTTTTGAGGGCGTCCTAAAACTTGTTGTTGCACATCAGGACTATGAAAGAGTGGTTCGTTACCGGGACGCATTTGTTCCAATCGATCCAAGGCCCTGGAACGCCAACATGGATGTCACGGTAAATTTACCGCTGGGGTCTGCCAGCGAACAAGAGAGGCTCGACAGTCTCTCGGCGATCATTGAGAAACAAGAGGAAATCCTGGAAAAACTTGGACTGGAAAATCCATTGGTGAGCCTTGAGCAATATCGAAACGCAATCTCTGCGCAGATCAACCTGGCCGGCTTCAAGAATGCGGCATCGTTCATCAATGAGGGCCCAATAAAACTTCCGCCCAAGCAGGCGCCCAAGCCATCTCCAGAAGAACAATTAATCGCGGCACAAAGAGAGCAAATCAAATCGGATGTTCAAAAGAAAGCGGCCGAATTGGAATTGCGGCGCCAGGAGATGATCAGAGACGACGATTTTCGACACGACAAGCTCGAGGCTGAGATAATGATTAAGGCTGCAGAGATCAAGGGAAAGTACTCTACCAATTTGGATGTTGCTCAAATAGGGGCGATGATTGACAGGGAGCGTGAGGCACAAGCAGCCCCACAGCAAGCCCCACAAGCAGCCCCACAGCCAGCCCAACAGCCAGCCCAACAGCCAGCCCAGCCGCCTAGAGTGCCAGGACGCATTCAGTGAGCACAGAACATGACGCGGAACGGGCACACAACTTAATAAAAGACGAACTCCTCCAACGTCTGTTTGAGAGTATCAGGCAGGACCTGTGCTCCCGTTGGAGTAAGACCCAACCAAAGGAGAAAGATTTGAGAGAGGATCTGTATTTTGAATTGCGCGGCATCTCAGGTATTGAGCAAAAGCTGCAGGCAACACTCGATAACGGAACATTCTTAAAAATGAGGTCAAAGTAGATGGGATTAGGGTCACCGATAAGCGGAACACTGCAAGAAGCACAACAGAGAGTCCTTGGTTTAATGGATCCCGAAGGGACACCCGTGCCAACCGAGGAGGACGCATCCCCTGACAGGGACGCACAAGAACCTGGCGACAGAAGTGAAGAGAGCCAGGAGTTAGCTCCAAGCGAGCAACCCGATGAAGTCTCTGAGGAATCAGAATCGGAAGAGTCATCAGAGGACTACACAACTGAAGAAGAGAACCCCCGGACTTTCAAGGTTAAAGCCGATGGCCAGACCCTGGAAATTACCGAAGAGGAACTCATCAGAGGTTACAGTCGTCAGAAGGACTACACGCAGAAGACACAGGTACTTTCAGAACAGTCGAAACGTCTCGAGTCGATCACGAGGGACGCTGACGCTGCTAGAGCGAGAATGTCACAAGTCTTGCCCGAATTGGAGACCAATCTTCTGTCAGTAAAAAAGCAACTCGAAGCTGAGCCCGACTGGGACAA